GGTAAGCATTTCAAAACCCGGACAGGGTATCGCTGGACTAAAACGTTGTGCATGAGAACCTTAATTTTGAATTTAAATAATTTTAAGAGACACTAGTGAGAGGTTAACACAATAGTGCCGAGGGTATTTCTTGCCCCATGTCCTTACCATACACTGGTACTGGATGGGCCACTTGGGATTAGGAGCACAATGCCTGCAATTCCTACACCGCAACGCAGTCTTCATTTCTTCCGCTTTCTGCGCCTTGGCGATTTCTACCCTTCGTTTGAGTTCGGCTTTTAACTCTTCGGTTGTATAATCTTTAAGTTCCATATTACAATAAGTTTAGTTCGTGTAACTTTAATATCATTTCGTAGCAAGCATCAACAGGATTATCTTTATCTCCATATATCATCTTGCCATTATGTTGTACCATTGCATTCCATTTTCCATCTTTAAATGTATTTAGACTGACTTCTGGTATAATACTAAGCAATGCTGCAAGGGACCAACAAGGGATAAGTTCCCAATATTTATCCCATCCGTGGAGTGCTTCGTTAAATACGTCTTGCATTTCTTTTACGGTGTAAAGATTAGCGGAGAATTTATCTGTATAATTAACCCCTTTTATAGAGTTATTGCACCAAGCCATATCTGCACTCTCAAGTGGCAGTATCTCTGCAAGCTTCTTACTTTGCTCTATGCCTGTGTATGATTTCATTGGTTCTTGATTTTATCCATTAATAATTGACTTTATTAAAAGTGTTTCTTACCTTTCCAGAACAGCTTATGATACCATCGTGTCTTATACCCACAATGCTCTTCAAGATACTTTCTAACACAAGGAACAGGACAAATCCACAATAGTTTCTTGTCAACTTCAAATGGAGTGTTCAATACTGGGCAAGTATATGAATCCTCCCAATCTCTTGCCGTCTTATGGTAGGCATCTATAATTGCAAATGCTTCCTCCTCAGCTTGTTCTCTTGGACAATCATAGCCAACAGATTCCTTATAGTGTTTAATAAGGTTTTCCACCGCACGACTTTCTATTCCTATCTTCTCATAGTCCCTCTTGGCAATAGCAATGTGTGTTTTTGCGTAAGCATTACTGTTGATTTCCCATTGCTGATAAGTCATTATAATATCATAGAAGTAGAACAACAGCTCAGGATAATAAGCAATCGCCCATCTCCTTAAGTCATCATACTCATAGTATGAATGAACATACAGCTTGTCTATTGCTGACATAGTTATTTTATAGTTAATGTGTAATCAAAAGCAATAGATAAGTATAAGAATAATGCCGCGCACCTTCCAGTCAAGTTCTTTCCATTTCATAGTGATGTGAATTAATTGTATTACTTCCCTTACGGGTTTATTCTTCCTCGTTGGCATGGTTGAGATTCTCACTGTGCAACTTTTTAAGCACCTCATCCTCTATTTCACGGAAGTGTTTGGCAATCCTTTGCACCTTTTCCAACTCCTCAAAATAGTTGTCAGTGAGCCCTTCAAGCATATCAACAGCCTTAGATGCACGGAGAAGGTTCTTCGTTTCAATCGTAATGATGATGACCAAACCGATAAGCAAAACGGATTGGATGATGTTTAAAAATATTGTCATAGCTTGCTTGATTTATAAAGTTAATACTTGTCGTTCATGTGCAATTCCCTAACCCTTGTCAGAGTTGCTATCGGGTCTTCCTTCAGCATGGATGAGGGGAGGATGGGGCACCCGGCAAAGGTAAGCCAAATCTCGCCGTCACGCTCCGTTATTTGGAAGTCCTCCTTCACACGTTCGCTACTCCTGCGCCTTTCGCGCAGCTTCACTCTCTCAATGATGTTTGTAATCAGTTTCATAAGCATTATGGATTTTTTGATTCTTCCAAATTAAGTCCTAATATCTCCGCCCACTTCTCCGGGTTGCGCAACTTGCCTTCCTCAATCATCTTCCTAATCTGCTCCCTGGTGGCACGGGTGCTTTCCCATTCGGCATAGTCCCGCTCTCGCTCCTTCGACTGCTGCTCCATACGGTACCTGCCCCGCTCTTGCTGAAGGTCGCGCCAGAAGGGTTGCAAGGCACCAAGAAACTCCTGCATATTGGTACGGTTGGTGGAGTATATCTTGCTATACCTGCTTATTTATATACGCTTTTACAGCTTTCATATTTGCCATATCTGCCTCAATATTACCCATGTGGGGGATTACATCATTATAAGCAATATAAGAAATAAGATTCTGAAGTAATTGCTGACTCTCGGACTCAGACAATTCCATGTCATACGCCTCTTTGTACATCTTCCTTGCCGCTTTCAAACATTCAGCAGCCCTTTTTTCAATTTCTTTCATCCTAATTTGAGGGTTAAGGAGAGAGGAGCGAGCCCCTCTCTCCATTCGTTTTACGTCAGCGAGGACAGCATGGCCAAGCCGAACAACACAGCTGCGACGGCGACAATACCAATGATGCCGCGCACCTTCCAGTCAAGTTCTTTCCATTTCATAGTTGTAATAATTAAGTTAATAATATCCCATGCGGGAATCTATTTATGCAATAAATATTCATTAATTCTTATGGTCAGTGTTTCGCATCCTGCATACTGTGCGGACACCCCATGTGGCAGTGTGATGTGAACATGATTAACATAATGTTGAGCTTTTTTTTTTATTGAGGTTATTATTTCTTCTTAATCTTACTATTCATTTTCTCTATCTCCTTGGCCTCCTTGGTCATCGTGTTCAGGATGTCGAGGACGAAAGGGAGGTTCGAGTCATACACCTGCTGCTGCTCGGCATATCCGGCGTACTTCATCACGATGTTGATGGTGCCCACCTCGCCGGTGAGGGCGTCGCGCAGGGGGTCGCTCTTGCCGCTGTCCTGGAAGAGGAGGGGATAGACGTGGGAGTAATACTGGATGGCAGTCTGGTAGCACTGGAAGCAGATGTGGAAGAGGGTGGGAATCTGAGTATTCCGATTACTCTGATTACTCTGAGAGAGCCGCCTTTCCCACCACTGGGCCAGCCCCTCGGCTTGCTCGGCATTGTAGCGAAACTCCCAGTGGGGACGGAGGCGGATGCTGCCGCCGCTGGTGTCGAGCAGGGCGAAGGAGCGTGGCACGAGGCAGTGGGCGAGGAACTGGGCTTGCAGGTGGAGCACATGTTCGTCGGTGTTGCCCTCCTGAAAGAGCTGGGGGGCGATGGCTTGCAGGGAGCGGTATTGCTGCCAGGTGAGGTTGTTCATTGCCACCTGTGGGAGGGAGAACACCTTAGTTGAGAGTTGAGAGTTGAGAGTTGAAAGTCTCTGCCACCACTTGCGCTTCTCGCCGGGAATTATGAACCCTGCATTGTGAATTGTGCATTTGTCGATGGGCAGCTCCATCGCGTCGCGGAAGCCGCTGACGTACCCGCTGACTGCCTCGCGCCGTTCCTTCGTGACCCTGCCCTGCTCGTCGCGCTCCTCCTTCTCGCCCGGATCGCCGTAGGGGAAGTCGAACCATGTGAGGGCATGGCGGGCGAGGTGGGCCAGTTCTCTTGCCGTCACCATGAAGAACCGCCCATCCTTGCCCTGCAGGGAGTAGGTGGCTTCGCCAGTCTGCCGGCTGAACGACGCGACGGAATCGCGCCGCACCGTCAGTCCGCAGAGGGTGAGCAGTGCCGCCGCCCGCGCCACGTCGGAGTTGCCGCCAAAGCGCATCTTCACCGTCCAGCAGTCGGTGAGCTGCTGCCAGGTGAGCTCGCTCCAGCTCTTGGGGAGAGCAGGAAGTGGGGTAGTGCTATGTGTTGGGTTGCTCATTGCTGCCATATCAATTCGTGCAATTCTTTCAATTCTCCATCGTCACGCCCCAGTCGGGGTAGCAGCAGCCCGAGAGCCAATGTATCGTCTCTTCGGGCGGCTCCGTAAAATATCACGTTTTTTAGCTGTACCAGATTTCGGGATAATTCTCTTCGTATATCATGACTCTCTGTTGTTTGTTTCAAACCATACAGGGATGCCGCAACTGCTGGCTACGTCCAACTCCAGCTTCGCCCCTTTGGAGTGCTCCCATCCGCTGAGCATATAGATGATGTCGCAGTCCACAAGTGCGCGAATATCGACCCTTATGTGGTCATGCCAGTCCGCCTCCTGAGACAGCCCATTCTCGAAAGGGTTGAACACGTCGTAGCCTTTCAGTTGCCAGTAGTCGGCTGCCATCTTGAACGCCCGGCGGCGCTCGTCGAGGTCCATGTGGGCAATCTTGCCCGAGATGTAGATTTTCAGTTTCTTCTGTTCCATAGTTATAATGAGATTTTGGTTACATTGATTTCCGCGTTGTCGCCAAAGGTCTCATTGAACCATTTCAGGGCCTTCATAGCTGCTTCCTCCTGTTGCTCGATGTGCTCCTTCACCTTGGCTGCTTCGGCGAATTTTTCTCGTTTTACCAGGTGGGGGGAGGAGTTTCCTCAATTTCTCCACCTCTGCGAATTGCTCTTTCACCTTTGTGGCGGAAAGCATAGAGTACACCTTGAAGAGTTCCACCTTCAGCACCAGAAGGTCGTTGGACTGATTTCGTAGCCGGACAAATGCGAACGCAGCCATAAAGGTCATCGCTGCGTAGGTGACAATGCCCATGACGAGGGCAATGGATTGAAGTACTTCGTTGTTCATCGTTTTATTATGATTTCGTTGGTAAATACATATTTCTTCATCATGTCGGTTATCTGTTGACGTTATACCGATAACTGATGCGTCCCTTTGTGAGATCGTAGAGGGACAACTCTACATTCACTCGGTCGCCTGGCATGATGCGGATGTGCCGCTGCCGCATTTTGCCGCTGAGCATTCCAAGGATGCTCACACCGTTGTCCAACTCCACACGGAAACGGTCACCGCCCAATGCCTCAGTAACCTCACCCTCAGCAATAATAAAATTCTGCTTACTCATGGCTGTATTTTTCCCTTATATTGTTATAAACCCGATTAAACATAATATCCATTCGCATAATTTTATTTCTTCATCCTCTGTCGTATTTTTCTGTCCTCATCGCGACGGCGGTTCATCTCCATGATGTGGTCATAAAACTCACGATCACACTCCGTCTGTTCTTGAGCCTGCCGTTGTAGCTCCTTGGCAGCCCTCTGTTGCTCGGGCGACAGCGTTGCATCTATAGGCAACTCAGCCAACATGTCGGCCAGCAGCTTGGCATAGTGGGCCTGTCGGCGGCGAACCTCCTCTTCCCACTTCCGCACACGTTCCACTTCTTTCCGGCAGGCCCGCCAGTAGGCTTTGCGTGCTGCCTCATGCGACGTACCCTGGTACACCCATACCACACGCCCCGTGAGGCACGAACGGCGGATGACTATGACCTTTCTCTTCTTCACCTTGCAATATTTCATTATTCCGAGACCTCATTGACCCTGACCTCCGGGTCCTTCTCCGGAGCTGCCTGCACATATCCCTCTTCATATTCCTTTCCCTGCGTGTAAGGCTTTGTCGGCACTTCACCCGGCCTGTTGCGGTAGAAGTAATGCACAAAAACGTGGTTGCTCAGTTCCCTCGGCAGACGCTCGCCGGTGCTGACCTCGCGGCGATATTGGTTCTTCACCATCTTCTCCAGCGGGCGACCGAGGCCGTCGAGTTGGGTCATCCATGCCCGCATCTGTCGGCCACCATGACGGCGGTACGATGCCGTGGTCAGTACCACGTCGGGGTCCATGACGATGCCCATGCGGTTCAGGCAGGGCTTCAGGTACTTTGCGATGCGCTTCTTGGTCTTCTCGATTGTCTCGTAAGTGACCGCCTCTCCCTCGCTGTCCAAGAGGCTGATGGCCATCTCCTGCGGCGGGATGGGCTGACCAATACGCGGATTGTCGGGCACGTCCTCGAAGTATTGCAGCATCCAGTCGGTCAGGCCGCCGTCCTTGGTCATGGCGTAGAGTTCACGGCGCAAGCTACGTGTCTCGGTGGGCGGCAGGATGACTTCGTTGGGGTGCTGCAGATAGAACTGTGCAAAGGCCAGCAGCAGGTTCTGCACCTCGTTGAGCAACGCGGGTGGCAGGTTGCGGGCCACCTCGGCCACACCGTACTTCTCCTGGAAGTCGTCCTTCGGAGCGTGGTCGAGCCAACGTCCATCGTCTGTGGCGGCATGGTAGTAGTCAGAGGTGTAGCAGGGATAGATACGTCCCTTGGTAGAGCCTGACGAGCGGTCAAAAGGTTTGTTTGACGTGAGGAACACCTTCGGCACCTCGTCGCCCGTCAGTGTGATGGGCTGCTTGTAGAGTGTCTTGCAAACTATCTTCGTGCCGATGTTGTAGATGTCCTCCACGTTGAAGTTGTTGGGAAGTTCATCGACGCAGACGAGGGTGTGCAGGCCGGCCACTACAGAGCCAAACAGCACCTCCATCGAGATATTCTTCATGCTCTTGCCGGCGACGTTGGCCGACGACGGGCGCACAAGTGCCATCAGGTCAATGAAGGCAGTCTTGCCGTTGCGTCCACTGGCTTTGTTCTCGTCCGTCACGCTATAGTCGGTCATGTGAACAGTCTGTTGGCTGGCAAGGCTCCTGTGCCGCGTGATGGCATAGCCCACAGCGTGTGCCTTGTTAATGAAGTGCATGTCCTGCATCTGCCGCTCCACGGCTGTCAGCGTCTCGCCAAACGATTCCTTTTCCCAGAAGATGCGACAGGTGTTATAGACAAACTGGAAGTGCATCGGCATCTCGTCAAAGGGTTTGTCCATGATGAGCCTGTACTTCCACAGGTTCTCGTAGTTCTTCCAGCGCAGGTTCTCGGCGGCTCTCATGGCGGGCGTGGTGCATTGCTTGCTTATTTCTTCGTGCCGCTTCCGCTCAGCTTCATATTTCGGATTGATGACGATACGCCACGATTGCTTCATTTCTTGGAACTCGCCCGGCATGATGGCTTCCTCGTTCGTCACCCACGCCAACTGTTCATATGGCACAGCCTTGATGCTGTCCTTATCAACGCGCACCGCCGTGTTCTCGAAGAAGAAGTGGTCGAACGTCTCGCCCCACGAATGTTCGTTGATGGATGTCGGGGGCATCGTGCTCATCGTCCTTTGGTCGAGCCCCTTGCCCGTGAAGATGGTGTTGACGAGGTTGGCCTTGAAGGGCGCATCCTCCTCGCTGATGTGTGCATCTATCCAGTCGAGCATCGCCGTGCGGCACACTGCCTCCAGTTGGCTGCCCGTCCGCGAGGTGTCAAGGTAGCGGTATGTGTTGTGGAAAGAGAGTTGGTAAAACGCACGTTGCCCGCGCTCGTCGCCGTGACAGCGTATGCCCTTCGCGTCGAGGAACTGCAGGAGGTTCGCCACGCTCAATACATAGCGCACGTTCTTTTCCTTCTCGTCGCCCTCGCGTGTCTTCTTTGTCGTCGCCTTGTCAATCCAAAACTGCATCGTCAACGCATTCTTCAGCAGTCGCATCAGTGCTTCCGATGGGTTTGCCTTGCGCAAGTCCGGCGCAAACCGCTTCTGTATCTGCGGGAAATGCGTCACGAAGTCCGTCACATCCTTCAGGGGTTTGCCACTGTGCCCGTCGGTTTTGCCGGCAGGTTCTGCCATCTCCCTTGGCAACCTCACCCAATGCACGTTAGCGTTTTCAAGCGCAATGCTTCCGCTGCAAGCCACACCCGTCTGGTCCAGGTCATAGCACACATACACATCCACCGCCACCTGTGTCATCCTCACCAGCAACGCCCTAAGCCATTCGTCAAGCACGCCGTCGTGTATGCCGGCCAACTCATTGTGCAGCCATAGGACGTGTGCGTCCGTCGCTGCCCACATCTGCATCGCATCCCTCGGCCCAGAGCACAGGCACAGACGCTTCATCTTATAATATGTGCGTGCATCGCCCTTCTCATCCTTCCCTATTATCTTCACCAGCGGATGCCGCAAGTCCTTCTGCACGTCAGCCCACCAAGGGCTTCCACCTGGCTCTCCCGTGTGCTCGGTGATTCTGCCGCCGAAGGCTTCCAGCGCAGCCATCGCCGTCCGGCTGCCATATACCTTCGTCCCCACATCTTCCTCGCTGTGCCAGTACCATTTGTTGCCAGTCTTGCTCCTCGGCTCGTACTTCTTCACACCCCATTCGTATGGCATGACAAAGATGGGGTATGACGGACGGCTCTTGATGCAGAGGGAAATCTTGCCACCCTGCTTCGGCTCCGTGGCTGCCGTGACGAACGTATCTACAGGATAGGTCCTGAACTCACGTTCCACCACCTCGCCCCACTCTGCAGCAGTGCGTGCCTCTCCCCTGCCCCGCCAGTATTCGCGATCCAGCGAGCAACGGTATAGCGGTTCGGGGTTACCGTCGGGCGAGTGCCATAGGCCGTCGGCATCGGGCTGCGAGAAACGTGTCACCTGCTCGCCGTCCTCGCCCTGCACGGTAGCCAACTTCACCGTGAAGCCCAGCGCCCGCAGATGCTCCGCCGTCCACGGTGTCAGGTCATAGTCGCAGTCGGACTGTGCCTTCACCACCGTCGTGCGTTGTTCCGGTGTCGTCGGTGCCGTCCCCTCAATCTCTACATTGTGATCGTCCACTAAGCGCTGGCATACCTTCTGCATCTGTTCGCCCGTCAGCGACGTGTGGTCCAGTCCCATCAGCGCCGCCTGCAGCGCAATGGCACCATATCCCGCCTTGTTGCAACCGCCACAAATCCAACCCGGCGCATCATGGTCGCCATCGGCCTGCTGCTCCACACTGAACGACGGATTTGTATCGGGATGATGGAACGGACAATGGTACAGCACCCTCGCACCTGCCTTCTTAGGCATGCGGGCCGGTTCGTGGCCGTTCATCCGCATCACATCCACCAGCGAGATATTCTTCGGTATATGTTTGTCTTGTTTGTTCATCGTCCTAAAACAGCGTCAACTGTTGTCGTTCCCGTTCTATGCGCTCCTGCGCCTTGTCGTAATATTCCTTGTTCAGCTCGAAGCCGACGTAGTGCCTCTTTTCCTTCAGACAGGCGATGGCAGTCGTGCCACTGCCCATGCAGTTGTCCAATACTACCGCCCCCGAATTGGTATAGGTGCGAATGAGATAGCGGATAAGCTCGATAGGCTTCTGGGTGGGGTGAAACTGCTCCTCGTTACAATGCACAGCCTTCACAGTGATAATGGGGCGCGGATGTTTCTTGTCTTCGTATGTCGGATTGATGCGTCCTACCTTCCCATAGCATGAGTTCTTTTCCACATGGTCGCCGTGACCTTGCGGATGATTAGGCTCACGTCCGTTCAAATCTTCCATCTGAGGATTGTAGGTTGGTAACTTCTGATAGAACACACAGATGTCTTCGTGATAACGCAGCGGCATTCGGTTGGCATTGAGAAAACCCGTAGCACGCCCTTTGTCCCACACCAGATTATACCTCCACATCTTCGGATTGCTCATCATCAGCTGTGCCGTGAACATCCCTTGGGCGAAGAGCACGATGGCAGCATTGGGCTTCGCAACCCGCTTGTACTGCTCCCACAGCGGCTCCATCGGAATCATCCTGTCCCATTGCGCATTCGGGTTGTTCCGATGCAACACCCCGTATGGCAGATCGCAGATTACCGCGTCCACCATCCCGTCAGGAATCATCTTCATCCCCTCCAAGCAATCCATATTATATATAGTATCAAGTTCTATCATATCCTTTCTTTCTTTTGTGGGAGTGTGTGGACTCGAACCACCGCTCAGCGCCAATCTTACTTGCCCGTTGCGCCATTTACGGGTCTTTCACTCCCATGTGGCTGCGCGTCCGACGCTTTTACGCCTTTCCGCACAGCCTGCCGTCTTTCCGGCTGTCATCCGAGGGGCTCCACACACAGATAAGCGCGTGGACACTATTTCTTATTCATCCGCTCCACCACCTGCAGCATCATGTTCAGGCCGACGGCATCCATCGCGCTGCCACTGCCGGCACCGTTGCCCATGATTATTTCAGGCACCCAGCGAACTTTGCTCTGCGCCAGTTCGTGTGCGATGCCGATGGCTGTCTCCTTCTCGATGGTGGCGCGTTCCAGTGGCGTGAGTCCGGCACTGACGAGGGCGCGGTTGGCAGCGGCCTTGGCTTCGCCCTCTGCCTTGACACGCTTGGCTACTTCCTCGGCACGGGCGGCTTCCAGCCGGGCCACCTCGAACTCCTGTTCTGCCTTGGTCACGGCCTTAGCCTTCTCTTTCTCCTGCTCCCACTTGGCAGTCTCGGCGGCCTGTTTGCCCTGTTCCGTCACGAGGATGGTCTTCTGGATGGCTTCAAGACTCTTGGTCTTCGATGTCACCTGTGCCAGGTTAGCGGCTTTCTGTGCGTCTATCTGGTCCTGCGTCATCTTGTCGTACTTGATGTCGGTAATGCTGACGAGGTTGCAGACAATGCCGTACTGTGAGAAGGGACTGACCTCCTGCCGCTTGTAGCCGCCGGGTGCGTTGCTGTCCATAATCAGTTCGGCCTTTGCCACGATGTCGCTGTCGCCCGTCAGTTCGTTGATGACCGTCATCTTGTGCATCTTGGTTTTATACACGCCGTCGTTGAGCTGGTCGGTGATGTACTGGATAAGGTCGGTGCGGGTCTCGCTGACACTCTCCAACGAGGACATGAGCGGGCCACACGAGGTGACAACCTTGTAGAGCGTGGGACGGATAAGCGCGGAAATCAGCGCCTGTTCCGAGCCGAAGTCCTGCTGTATCTTCGACATGTGGCCGGCATCCGTAGGCAACACCACACGCAGCGAGCCGATGATGAATCCCTTGCCTTTATCGTTGAAGGTGACGGCTGCACCGGGATTGTCGCCAACTGCCACATATCCCTCCTCGTTCTTCTCTACGCCGGTGAACTCCACTTGCGATGTCTTGTGATACTCGTAGATGTTGCCCCACCACTGCTGCTGCAGTCCACCATCGGTCCACACGGCGTAGTTGCCCGTATAGGGGTACTGGTTGACATAAATTTTCGATTTGTCGCAATCCTCGAAGGCTCCCTGCAACAGGAAGAGCATGAAGATAACGAGGGCACCGACGATGATGCCAACAATGTGGCCTCTCTTGATTTCAAATGGTTTCATTTCTTTTTGTTTTTAGTTGATGAACAGATAAAATAATAAAACGGTATCAATACACGGGGAAATCGGATGTCAGCCTTGGTGAAGCGGATTACCCCGAAGAGCTGGAGCACGCACAGCAGATAATACACTGCCGCCAACGGAATGAGCGTCATGCTCAGAAGTCGTGCGTAAATCATAGGACTACAAGTCAAAAGGATCCGTACTCTCAGTGGCTTCATCCTCAATGATGGACGCATCCTGATGTCCTGCCTTCTGACATGGGCAGTCGGGACTATGACGCAGGAAGCAATGCTTGTCTGCTCCGCACTGACGCACCGTGTGCCCAGGTCTCCCATCGCACGTCGTGTACACCACAATATACGCATGTTTGCCGATGTTCAGTTTCTTTGCATACACCTCGCTGTCGTAGCCACCAGCCACCACAGCCTCTCTGGGCCCCACCACAGCCTCTCTGGGCCCCACCTCAGACGGCACAGATTCCTCACACGCCATCAGGCAGAAAACCATCAGCAGCACCGCAGCCACCGCTCCAAGTTTTACATAAATCTTTTTTATTGTTTCGTTTCGTATCATTGAATAACTATATTTCGTTTATTGCCCCACGATCCCATCGCGGACGTTGCCCGTCTGGATTACTTGTGATTAAGCCTTTCTTCCAACTCCTGTTTTCTGCGCAGGACGACGAGATGCAACTGCGCGACCTGCAACAATGGATTGCTCCAGTCCAGATACTCCGCCACCGCCTTCATCTTCTCCACATCCTCCGAACGCATCGCCTGGCAGAGGTCGTTCATTGCGGCATTAGTCTTCTCCAGTAGGTTCGTATTCATCATCTCCATGCCTATATCGTGGTTAACCTTTTGAAGCTGTTCCAATGTGGCATTGAGGTCATCGCGAAGATCCTGGTTTTTCTGCTTCAGCTCTTCACGTTCAAGACGATGTTGCTCACGCAGTGTGTCAATGGCGTTTGCGTAATCTCGCTTGCGTCGGTCTATTTCTATGTCCTTATCCGTGATGCGCTGGCGCAAGTTTTCCGTCAGGTTTTGGTAATTTTTCACCTCCTGCTCTTTCCTGACCAAACTGTCCGTAGCCTTCTTGGCCACGTCAGTCCAGCGATGGGCATCGACTTTTGCGTCATCCCGATGTCGTTTCGTTTCCGCCAGTTCCACCTGATACGGATTCCACCCCATCAGGGCAAGCCATAAATTCCTTAGATAGCGTTTCAGTTTCATGGGTATTATATAATAGGTCCATCATTTTGTTCTTGTCACACTGACCGAGGCCGACGAATAGTCGGCCTTCACCTCAAAGCCCAAGTCTTCCTCGTTCTTCAGTTGGTTGGCCTGCACCCTTGCCGACGCAATTTTCTTCTTGTCCGCCAGCGTAAAGATGCGCGTCTGACCGACACGCATATCCCTCAGGTCTTTTCTTGTTACTCGTTCTTGCATTTTTTTGCTTTATTTATTAACACATATTATATTCAAAATACAGGAAAAAGCCTTACCTTTGCAGTGGAGATTTCAAAAATTAGCATCGGCGGCACTACGCTTTCCGCTGAAAGACGTACATTGTTGCGCCTACAGACCCTTCCTGTTTTCCCGACATAAAGAAACCTTAATTTATTTATTTCGGGATTACAAAGATAAGAAGAATAAGTGAAAAGTGGTGCAAGCGAAAACAAGTATTAACATTTTTTAATATATTTACTGCTATGCAAACAAAAGAGAATGAAATTTTCAAGCAGATGCTTGATTGGATTTATGCCAACACCGAAGCTCACAACCAGGCAGATGTAGCCCGTCGTTCAGGACTATTTGAGGCTACCATCTCTCGAGTGTTAAATGGCAGAATAAAAAAAGTGAAACAAGAAACACTAAGAAAAGTCAATTCGGCATTCGACAACGTGTTCAACCCAGCATGGCTTCGTGGCGACAGTGACGTGATGCTCACAGCAGATTTGCAACCCTCAACAACACATTCCGACACCGACGCACCAGCTGGCTTTCCCAATATGGTAAACTCACCAGACCTTTCAAGCCTTGTCAACGCCGCCCTCGCCGCAAAAGAAGAAACCATAGAATCGCTAAAGCGTGAACTGACCACAAAAGACGAAACCGTAACTGCACTTCGCGACCAGCTTGCTGACAAGGAGCGCTATATCCTTGCTCTTCAGCAGCAACTCCGTGAACTCCACACGCAGGAGCACCCCCAAAAAGAAATCTCACATGGCTGCTCCTACCACATGGGAGTTGCTGAACCTGAATAATCCAAGCCCAACAATAAAACAAAACCCCTCGCCATGAAGCCAGGGGGTTCTGTTTGGGGTCGTGGCTACCTTGCGATACCTCTGCCCTTGACCGAACATTCAAGAGACTTTATCTTGCAGATAAATTCCTTTGGGGACAGGACACAAAAAAGTCCCCGACCTGCACGTAAAGCTCTCTTACCTTCTTACACGCTATCTGCCAATCGCAGATGGTCGGGGGCTATAATCCTCGTTCATCCACGATTGGCAGATTATTTTGTCAGCGTGTAGGTAAGAGATTGCAAATGTAGTTATTATTTTTCAAAAGAGAGCTATGATACGTGCAGAAATTATTGAATTTAACAAAGAATTGCTTCAAAAGCTGAAGTATTCGGGCGTAAAACTGGAAGATTACAAGTATTGTGACTTGTATCGAGACTATGTTGAAATGTCGCGCACAGAGCGGAATAGAAAGGTAATCTTCTTGACACTATCTCAGCGTTATGGAATCAGCGACAGACAGGTGTACAACATTGTAAACCATCTCAAAACTCCTGTATAGCAGCATGTTGAAACGGGTGTTTCGGGGATGAAGTGTTGTCTTCGTGTGCTTTCATGTAATTGTCTTTGTGTCAGTGGAATGAGTGCGTAATTTTGCCGTCGGGTTCTTCAATAAGGCCCGCGAGATTATTCACATTTTTACCCACAACACAAACACATCACAATTATGAGTGACATGAAAGTATTTTCCATTCCCGACACGAACGGCGGTAATGGAGGCGGCGCTTTCGGTAACGGTGTCGTGCCCTTCATGCTCGGTGCAGCCATGAATGGCGGCATGGGAGGCTTCGGAGGTTTCGGAGGCGGCTATGGTTGGAATGCCATGAACATGAACAACATCACCGAGTTGTTCGCAATGGGCATTCTCGCTCGCATGTTCGGCTGGTATGGCAATGGTGACGGCATGGGCGGCGGCAGCGGTGCAGCCTTCCTCTCCAGTCAAATCAACGGCAACAATGGCCGCGACCTGATTATGCAGGCTGTGACCAGTCAGGGCGAACAAAGCCGCACGGCTACACAAACCCTCTCGACGATGCTCGGCCAGGACTTCAACCTCGTCAACAGCGGCATCCAGCTCATCCAGTCTTCGCTCGCTTCAATCGCTGCACAGCAGGGCATGACTCCGCTGCAAATCATCAACGCCATCCAGAGCGGCAACGCTGCCCTAAGCCAGCAACTCTGTCAATGTTGCTGCGACAACAAGTATGCTATCGCGCAGCAGACCAGCGAACTGCAGCAAGGCATGAACAGCGGTTTCAACGGCGTACAGATGGGTCTGAATCAGGGCTTCAACGGCGTAGAGCGCGGCCTCTCCGGCATCCAGACGCAGATGGCGCTCAACGCAGGCAAGGACGAACTCGCCACCTGCCAGCAAACCTACGCCCTCACCGATGGTGCCAACCGCAACACGCAGGCTGTCCTCGCCAAGCTCGATGCCATGCAGACTCAGGCGCTACAGGACAAACTCGATGCCGCGCGTGAGAAGAACACGCAGTTGGCAGGCGAAATCTCCCAACTTAACCAGAACCAGTACATCGCCGGTGTGGTGGGTCAGACAATGGCTCCGGTCAACGCACAACTCGCCGCACTCAACAAGGAGGTTGACGACATCAAGTGCAAGCTGCCTAATACCGTCAACGTGCAGTACCCGAACCTCGTGGCCGTCAACGCTACGCCCTATGTCAGCGGAGGCATCTACCCCAACGGCATGTTCGGCGGATACCCCGGCGGCTACGGTAATTTCGGTTTCTAAGAAAGGAGGAATGAGCTATGGGATGTTATGCTAATATACCAACCAATATCAACGGGATCCCCTACCTGCGCACGAGCAACACTACCGTAGGCACTGCGACGGTTGACCTCGCTCTCGGTTCGTATCGCCGTCCGCTTCCTCCCGTTGGCTACTTCACGGTGCGTATCGCCGATGCCATCCCGACGGGCACGACACCAACGCTGCCCGTCACCTTGACGCGGAACGGTACGACCCGTGCGCTCACCCTCTTCGATGGAACTGCAGTAACCGTGGCAGACCTCATCGGCGGCACTGGAGTCTTCCTCGTATTCAACGATGCGGAGAACGGCATCCTCCAGCTGATGAGTCGCACCGTGGTCTGACAGCCACTGTGCCCGTCGCATCAGCGGCGGGATAGTATTAACAAACAAAAAGCAATAACAAATGGATTTCCAAAGCCTAAAACAAGGCTCGCCCATCTACATCCTTCAGGAGGGTGGCACCGAACCGCAACTCACCATCGCAACGGTGGTGAACAAACCCGAACCCAAGCCCATGTACATGACGCAGACACCTGGAGCAACCCCTGGCATCTATGCCGGCACCAACATGATGCAACCCGTCGTGGAGGTAGTTGCCCGCGTAGGTAATGAGGACATTCCGTTCTCGAACCTGACTCCAACCGCTTCATCTGCCACATACAACAACGGGCAGACCACCATCAGTTGCACTACCGAGGGAATGTTGCCTGCCGTCGATTCCATGATGCAGAAGAGCCGTAAGCACATCGAGGAAAACCCCTATCACGAGGCAGTGCTGGTGAAAGGAAAGGAGTTCCTGATGTCGCTTAATCCCCGCTATAAGGAGGAGGAAGAGCAGAAGCAGGACATCGCCAACCTGAAGGGTCAGATGGGTGACGTGGTGAACACGATGAACACCATGATGTCCATGATGCAGGATCTGAACAAAAAGATTTCAGGCTCCTCATCAAAAGGCAAACGGGAATCCGACTAAACACCCCTTACGACTATGATTTTCGGTATAGAATTTCGCGACGAGCACGACAAGCAGGAACTCGTCGAGAAGGCACAGGCTGCCAAGGAAGCGGTTTGTGACCTCTGGGAGAAGATGGCCGAACACATGCCCGAGCTTCAGCAACTGCAGGAGCGTGGTGGCCGCTATCGTGGCGGCTACGGCATGGGCTGGAATGGTAACGTAGGCTATCGCAACTACGGCGGTGGCATGAACTACGGCGGCGGCAACTACCGCGAAGGCGGCATGTACCGCGAGAACCCGGCTTACACCGGCTACGGTGACCGTCGCGGCTACTAAGCCCCAGCGGTTGAGCACCGTGCCCGGCGGTTCTCCGTCGGGCCTCTCCCTCCCCGGAGCGGGCGGCGCATCGCCGCCGCCCCCTCCACTTTTCTCAATCATCGTCATGTATGCTGCGATGACATCGCAGCCCAAATAAAACAACTATGGAAAATCTCCGCCAATACGACATCATGCCGGAACCGCTGCGCAAGTACCTTGCTCAGTACGGCCACCACTTTTCAAAGCCACTCTGCGACTACGCCGTGTCCCTTATGAAGAAAGCAGGACCAGACGGGAAACCGCAAGCCATCACGCCAATGACGCGCGAGGAAGTAGAGAACCTCCTCAAAACAAACGGCGTAGAGTTGAAAAACAACGTCCTCTACGACCACGTGTTTGTCGCCAATATGGTAAAGTCCGACCAACTCGGCTCCAGCGTCCCAGATGCCAAGCATCACGCCCTCGCCATCCGCGACTACATAGATGACATCGACAAGGCCGAAGGCTATCTCTTCGACCGCTGGATGTCCGACCTTTGCGGCCTCGGCCCAAAATATATCCCTTATTGGGAAGACATGATATAGATTTACGATTTGACGATTTACAAATTACCAACCGCAAGTAAATCGTCAAATAATCAAATCGTAAATAAATAGTAAATTGCAAATTGGCAAATCGTAAATGATAAGGGATTATCTCGACATAGACTCCCACTGGGGCATCCTCGCTTATTACGATGCCACCCCTTCCGACTTCTCACAGCTCGGCCCCATTCTCCGTGAGTTCGGTTGTCCTGAGCAGGAAATCGAAAAAGCATGGCACACCCTCCACCGTCCCAACAAAGCCTTCGTGTGGAACGCGCCCTGGACACGCATGTCTGTCATGGTCGTCTCGCCCGTCACTCATCCTGCTCAGTTCCTCAACAGCTTCATGCACGAGACCGATCACCTGCAGGATGCCATTCTCTCCTATTACCGCGTTCCGCAAGGTACTGAGGATGCCGCCTACCTTCAAGGCTACATCGGGCAGATAGCCTATGATGCCATCTTGCCCTTGCTATGCCCTTAGTGCGCTTTGCGGTGTCCCCACAAAGATTCCCTGCCCTTGATTTTTTCCCTGTATTTTGCGATTTTGTCGCAAAAAAGATATGAACAACTGCAAAGAATTTATCCTCGATGACGTGATGGCTATCACCGCCATCCCCGTCACCGATTTCTTCCCCAGCACAGCCACCTGGCAACTTACGCCCACCATAGAAGCCGACCTCTTCTCCCCTAACCTCACCAACGCAATCACCATCGGCCTTCAAGCCGCCACGACTGGCGCCACACTCATCCCCATCATGCGCAAGACAGGCAAAGCCAAGGATGACGAGTCTGACAGTACCGCAGGCCGCCTCCATACCGTCACCGTCACATGCGAAGCCGACGACCGCGACCTGTCCGTATGGAACGACCTTCTCTCCCTGGAGCGCACAACATCCCACCTCCTTCTCACCTTCCGCGACCAGAGCCGCGCTTTCGTCCAAGCCACTGAGGACACCTACCTCTGTAACGTAGAACGCGACGGAAGCAAAACCTCCGTCGCATTCCAGGTGCAAAACATCATGGGCATCCAGATGATAGTGTAACCACTGCGCTTGCGATTTTTCACTCTTCACTTCCCTTTCAGCCAACACAACAGCTTTTCGCACTCCGCAACCACTCTCCGCAGGAGAGCCCCCAAAAAGACTTTTCACGTGGCTATTCCTACCCCTTGGGAGTTGCTGAACGGGGACAAAACGCAGCCGAGCCCTAAAACAAAAACCGCCCCTCGCTATCACAGCGAAGGACGGCAAAACTCAAAATCACTATAGTTATGAAAACTATGGTGTGCTTTCACGCGCACACGCACGTTATGTATATAGGTAATGTCATTGATTATATGGTGTCACCTTCATGTCGAAATCCGTTCCGTTGTACCTTTCGACCACAAATCGCACGTAACCCTTCCCCGATTTTAAGTACTTTATGATTTTGCGGATGTCCTTTCGCCCGAACATATAGTAATCGGCGGTCGCTATGTATTGCCCCATGTGATTATCCTCTGGCAGGAGATGCACTGTCACCATTTTCTGCATATTCCCTTGTTCGTCGTAAAATCCTGCCTTGACCGGAACAAATACAGAACCAGAAGAAACCCACGTCCTGAACATTCCTTTCTCGGTGATAAGCCGGAAATCCGCTTTATCCCAGTCCCAGATAACCATAGAGCCAACTCCTGCGACATCATAAATATACACATCCTTGGCTTCCTGCCCCTTCATAGGGTCGGCCTCACGATGCGAAACATTCCACACTCCCTGTGCGCTTGCTGTCAGCACCGCTAACAGCATCAGCGCGATTGTCAATAACTTCTTCATAGTTGTTTCAGATTTTATTTGTCATTATTCATTTTTTACGACCCAAAGCAGACCGTTGCCAACTCATTGGGATGTACGTCCAGTTGCTCAAATAGTTTCATAGTCGTTATTTGTTTTAGTGATACATTTTTCCTACAATCCCGTCGTTAAGGTCCTGCCAGATTTTTACCTCGCGCTCATCTTCACGGGTCAAAGAATTAAACTCAATGCCGTCGATGCTGTAGAACATAGCCTTGTCACCAATGCCATACCCGGACATACGGATGCGCAGACTGTTGCTTGGGAGCTTGGGACAATCCGTCTTATAGATGGTCAATCTATTTCGACTTTGCCAATGCCCTTTCATTATTCCTACATACACACTGCCGTCGTATGGTTTTAATCCACACTCTTGATAGTATGTTTCCAGAAATTGCCTTATTCCTTCCTCCGTAATCGCATCGCGATTATTCAGTAAGGCAATCAGTTTATCTTTGAGCTTTCCCATAATACTTTCTTGCTATTATTCGTTTTATTCGTTCAATTTATACTGCACTCAAATTCCCGTAACACTGCACACAAATTTCTGTTTGCGTGCAGTGTTACGGAATTTTCATTCGCGCCTCACTTCCCCTTCAGCCACGCCAATAGCAGGATGATGGCCAGAATCCAGTTCTCGCCCGTGCTGTCCTCGCCGCCGGCGGAGCAGGATGCCACACAGAGGATAACGAGGAAGATGACTACACACAGACTGATGATACTTTCTTTCATAGTTGTTATGGTTTTACCAGTGTTTTACCAATTTGCCAATCTCGTCATAGAGGTCCATGCAGATGAGTACGGGCACCGCATCGGATACATGCTCAGCCGCCGCAATAGCCTCTTGGTCATTCTGCGCCTCTATGGTTCTCTCCACCGACATCGGTGCCAGTTCAGAGAGCATGGATAGTTTGTAGGTCATAATCAGAAGATTCTCAAAGCTCCGCTCGGACACCATGCCGTACCATACTGCCGGTCAATTTCGGCAAGGTACTTCTCGATGTCCGAGTTCAGTTGCTCCAGTTCATCATAGATGCGGGAGTATTCCTCGTTCCACTTCTCCTGCCATTCATCGGTGCCCGACTCCGGCCAGTCTTCAATCTCCAGCAGCTCGTCGATGTCGTCGATGTCGATATAGTCGCCATCGCCCGTCGGGATGCAGGGGACTGGCGTCAGTCCGCTTTCCTTGATGGCAGCATTAGCCACCACCAGTTGCGCCTTGATGCGCAGGTCATCGGAGCGCGTCACGGCGTCCATGTTTGTGTGCAGTTCGTGACGCAGACGGCACAGGTCGGAGATGAGTCCCGCCTGTTCCTCCGTCATCCCGTGCTCAACGGCCACCGCCTCATTGTCGGCATTCCTACGCTCCGCACTCTCGCGGCGATAAGCGTATTGTTCCTTATTCAAGTATGCCATAACAAGTCCTCCTTTCTTTTAGATTTCACCATTGCGTTTCCACTCTTCCCACTTCTCCACGCTGTATCCATCGTCGGTCTTTACGCCGAGGAAGGTGCAGTCGTAGCCCTTGGAGGTCATTTCTGCACATGATTGCAACACACCCCAGTCACCACGGTGTCTCATACGGCTCGTTTCAAGTTCTTCGGGGTGTTCCCTGATGTAGTTGCGAGCCTTGTCATAGGCATCAGCCCCACTGTTGGCAATCACATTGCCCTCGAAGGTAGTGTCCTCAAAATAGTCGTTGCCATGACTGGCGAATACATATATTGTCAGTTCGAGTTCCACATGCCACCAGCCCTTTTTCGGCTCCATGAGTTCTGCCATGCGGCGCTGCTTGGCTTCCTCTGCCAGTCGCAGACGCTCCTTACGCGCTGCCTCGCGACGCTCGTTGTAGATGCGTTCATGCTCCTCGATAGTGTCGGCCAGGGCCGGATGGAAAACAATATCCCACGCTCCGCAGCCGGTGGTGCGGAAGCCGGCGTAGGTGCGAGGCACACCTCTGGGATCGGTGCCGAAGCCGTCGCGGAACAGGTCGCGGATTTTCTCTGCCGTCCGCTCGTTCACCACGATGCAGTCCGTCGATGTCTTCCTGCCGTAGGTCTTCCAGGTGTTGATGACTGCAATAGCCTCTTCTGCTGTGTGTGCTATTGCCTTGTAGGGAATGTAGGTGTTCCCGTTGTTGGCACGTCCGCCATAGGTAATGCAAAATACGTTTGCCATAATGTTTAACTGTTTAACCGATCAGTCCGGGGTCTTAAACTGTGATTACTTGTTGTAGCGTTTGCAAATTTCGTGTTTTATCTCGATATAGACAAGCGCTTTGACGTTTTATTTGCCATTCTGTGTTGCAGAACATATTCTAAGCCCTCCTGCTGGAGGTCATTCTCCTGTTATTGACTACAGCCAACAGATACAATGCCCCAAACAGGGCCGTTATCATACACATTTCCATGATGTCATTCATAGGTCTCATTTTTTAATTCATAATTCATAATGCACAATGCACAATTATTCAGCATGTTTCACAATCTTCAGCCCGGCGGGGTAGAACGTGTCGAAGCCGTCGAAGGCTTCCTCCGTGTCCTCGAAGGTGAAGTCATAGAGTGTGCCGTCCTCGTCCTCCACGAGGATTTCGGCTTCCGGCTCCAGCTCCGCTGCGCGTTCCTGAAGGCGGTCGATGAATTTGTAGATGTTCATACTTTCATGGGTTTAATTGTTCCGTTGTTGATATTCTCATACACATTTTCCGGCCATACAAAGCGCCCGGACTGGCTGGGAAGAACAAGCAGGAAATAAGCTGTCCAATACTCATCCGTCGGGGCTTTCGCCTCAATCTTTTGGATATGCACTTCATTGCCGATACGGGCGAAATGTTCACAGAAGCGAGGCTGCTCCTTCCAACGACGCTCGCAGTAGCGGTTCAGGGCATCCCATCCCTTGATGACTGCGTGAAATTTTGGGTTAAAGTCCATAGCCAATTTTACTATTTAATGATTTCAATATCCTTGATGTAATCAATCCTACCGTCAATATAATTTACTTGAACGCTCAGGTTCTCGTCCGTAGGGCGATTGTCTGCGTCAATGTTACCCCAAACGGAAACCCCGTAGTTCAAATTATCAACGAACACATTGTGGCATCGCCAACAATATGGTTCGTCAACGTCAACGTCCTCCACTCTCACCATGCAGGTAAGTTCTTCATTTGCTCCTGGAGCAAAGAACTTGAAATAAAGTTTGTCTTTAATCTTTCCCATAAGTTTTCACTTAATCAATTTTACTGTTCCTTCACTGATTTCCCTTTTCACCATCGTGGCGATGTCGTTGTGCCAGCATAGACCCGTGTCGCGGTTGGTGGGCATAGTCATCAGGAAATACTCTGTGTATCCGTCGTCAGTAGGTGACTTCTCATAGAAGCGTTCCACCGTCACGTCCTCGATATGTGCGAAGCTCTCGCAGAACCTCGCCCGCTGTTTCCATCTCCGCTTGCAGTAAGCGTCAAACGCTTGCTCGCCGCGAATTACTCCGTAAGTCAGTTGTGCCATAGTCTTTTCTTGTTTACTTTCCTTTCAGCCAGCAAAGCAGAAGGAGAATTGCAATAAACCAGTTTTCTGTCATGCGATATTTCTTTTAACGGTTAAAAACTCAATGTTTGCTTCTCTCACACAGCGGCGACGTGCCTTGTAGCCGTTGCTCTTCAGCAGGCGCATCTGTTTGCGCACCTCCGCCTTTTCCTGCGGCACGGCTTCGGCATAGTCTATGCCGTTCCATTCCTTCCATTCGCCGTCCACTTGTACGTCGATGGTGTAGATTTTACTTTTCATTCTTCACTTTTAACTTTTCACTTTTCACTATACTTATCCCGTTCCGTCGGGCTTTCTCATAGAAATTCTGTCGCACCTCGTCGGTAGGAAGCCATGCGAGTGTGCGTTGCTCCCTACCATCGGGTGACATAAGTGTAAGTCCGTAAACCCCATCCATAATCCATCACTTTACACCGCATTTCATTGCGGCAATTTACTCTCATAGATGACAGCCTGCCGCTTATCGGCAGGGGTAGCCAGACGTGTGTCGAAGGGTTCCTGCCCTCGGCTCACCACCACCAGTTCGCCCCACAGGTCTGGGACGATACACAGCAGCGGGTCGTCCTTCAGCACCACCACCCTTCCGGCCAGCAGTGCCTCGTTGATAGCTTTCGTTGTCATAGGCTGGTTATAGTTGTTCGGATTACTCTGATTACTCTGATTACTCGGAGTATTCTGAGTATTCCGATGGTTGATAGTCTCTTAAAAAGAGCCGCCGCGCTTCACAGCGCAGCAGCCCGTTCACTCAAAAATTCAAAAGTTATGTTTAGCAACATAATAGTTCCCGCAGTGCCATCAAAGGCATAGGTCGGTGCCACTGCGGGATAGTTTCACGATGCAAAGATACTTCTTTTTCCGTGATTTCAGTGATTCCCGTGTAAGAATTTCATGCTGATAACACAACTTCCTTCTCCTTAATCTCTCCGTAAGTTCTGTTGGCGCAGTGGTCCTCGAAGAGGAAGTCATCATCGTTCTTATTGCTCACAACCTCGTCGTATTCCTCCGATGCGGTCAGCGTCTGCCATTCCTCTTCCAGACACTTGCGGGCTTCCTCTTCCGTTCCAAACACATTCACCGACAAGTTAAGTCCCCACTCGCAGTCGTTTAGGAACGTCACCACCCACACCGTCTGCTTCGGCTGCTTGGCCTTGGCGATAGTTTCCAGCGACTCTGCGATGTCGCCCAGCAGGTTTGGCACCCGCTCCATGAATCTTTGTTCCAATACTGTCATAGTCGTTTCTTATTTTAATAGTTTTGTTCCACATATCTGTCCACCGCTTGATGTAGCACGATAGCCGTCAGACGTTTCAGTTCCTTGCGCAGTTCCTCTTCACTTAGGTTAGCGTACTCGCCTGTGCTGGCTGCATCGCCCGGCTCTGCCTCGCCGTCGAGCAACTTGCAGATGTCGTCAATCCAGCCGAGATAGTCATTGCCGCCCTCCATAGGACAATAGTGCTCAATGAACGTCTGTTCGTCAAACTCCCACACCTCTTGCTTTGGTTTCTCTTCCAACTCGTACTTCTCCACCATCATCCCCTCGTATTCCTCCATGCGGTCCAGATAGCAGTCATCATCCTCGCCATACTTCTCCGTCAGCCACGCCTCCATGCGGCAGGCTTCGTCGATGACAGTCCCTGCCACTTCCAGCGCACCGCCGTCAGTCGCAGGGCTGTTATACAATCTCTGATAGAGGTCAGCGGCCAGCATCACCGCATTCTCCATCTGCTTCCGTGTGAATAATTCTTCTTTCATAGTTTGTTTCTTTGTTTTAGTTAGTCCACAATCCCGCCGCCGTAAAACTTATCGAAGCTCGACTTCAGTCCCTTGGCGTCTTCTTTCCATGCCTCATACTGTCTGCGCACCCTCTCGTCCGTTATCACCCACTCCGATGCCATCGGGCGGCGGAAGTTGCGATAGCCCGTATAGTTGTCGGCATAGTCGCGCAGCACCTGCTCCAGCGTCTCACCCACAATTTCTGTGTAGTTGCCGTGCTGGTCGTTCACGGTCAGGTGAACCTCCTTGTCGGTCTGCCAAAACAGCGGACGCCTCTGTGCCAGCCGTGCATTGACAGCTCCGTGCAGCGCATCGTCCATACGGTAGATGGTGCAGCCCTCCTTCAGCAGAGGGATAGTCACCTCCTCCAGCGGATGCCACCTTATAGCCTTGTATCCATCGTTCCAGTTAGGACTGCATCTGTCCTCGAACGATACCACATACAGCCGTCTGTCTTCCCTGCGCAGGCTAATGGCGTAATAGTAAGGCCAGTCGCGGCTATCCGTCTCGCCCAGCAGCTCCAGAGCTTGTTCCGTCAGGTGTCCCTTCTCAAACTGTATCACGGTCAGAAAGTGCATATCGTCGCCGTAGTTGCAGCGATATTCGCTCGGATAGTGCCCGTTTTCCCATTGCGGGTCCAGCTGTCTGTCGCCACCGTATAGGTCGTCAGCCATATCCAGCAAGTCCTTCTTACCATTCGTGCCGCCCTGCGCCAAGAAAGGCATGGCACCGGTCATTCTCTCCTTCTCATCCTTGGAGAGATAGTTCAGATAAATCTTTGTCTTATTTTCCATAGTTCGTTTCTTTAATCCGTTGTGATTACTTAAATCACAATGACATCCGGCGTAGCCGCTGATGGCGACTCCTTGATAATACTTTTCCACCTTGGCGACTTGAAAACGTCGAGGTCTTTTACCTCGTATTTCCGAGTGTAGCCACCCCATGCTCCCGCCTTGTCATCGTAGCCGAAATGAACATAGACCTTGCCGTTGTCATACTCCCTTACTTCAGCGTCGAAATCATACAGCCTTAGAGACTGATAACCCAAATCGCCGCCTATAGAATAGCCTGATTTCAGGCCCAGATCTTCGAGTATAGGCTTTAGTTTGCTACGGTTAAACCTTGCCTTTGTCCTGCTGACCATCATGTCAATATAGCTGCTTGCCATAGTTCATTTTGTTTTTTGTCCCACAGAAATGACGGAAATAGCGGAAATGATTTCTGCGTATATCTGCGATTTCTGCGGGACTGATTAAACTTTCTGTGTTATCTGTGTGACCTTCATGCCGCCTTAACGAGCAGAGCCTTGATGTCCTCCGGCACATCCTTTCCGGCCAGCACGTCGGCGAGCATAGCGGCTACGTCCTCCTTGGTGTAGCACTTCTTTGCCTGTTCGTCGGCGGCTTTTTGTGCGGCCTTCTCTGCCTTCTTCTCTGCCCACTGCGCTTTCTTCTCTTCCCACTTCGCTTTGCCGTCGCGCTGTGCTTGCTCGTATATAGCCATGCAAGCATCCTCGGCACGGTGCCATGCGTTCACGTCGGCGGTGTTGTAGGCTCCTGCCAGAGCCTTCGCTACGTCCATGTAGCGGACACCGAACAGCAGGATATAGACCTTCTCGCCGTTCAGGTCACGGCGATACGATGCGCTGACGTACTTGTGTCCGGCATCCTTGTGCGACTTCCAGCGCGGGTCGTCCTCGCCGCCGAAGCCGATGATCTGCGGAGCGGTGTCGCCGCGCTTGGTGCGGTAAGTGGAGAAAGTCACCTTCCTCAATCCGACGGAAGAATCGTCAGACACAGGGACGGCTTGCGGCTGAGGTGCCTCGCTGATAGGCTCAGCCTTCTTGCGCTTCAGCGTCACCTTCTTCTTGGGCGTCTCTTCTGCGACGGGTTCGGGTTTCACCTCCTCGAAGTCGGCATCCACGATGTCCTGTGCGGGTGTGGCGGGCACGATAGCCGTTGTGGGGGTCATCACTTGTGCGTTCTGCACGTTCTGGTTCTCGGACTGGTTGGAAAGATTCAGTTTCATAGTTTCCTGTGATTTTGAGTTATTATCGGTTGAGTTGTTTGTGGCGGTAGTCGTCAGCTCGTCGCTGCCACGGCGCACGAGTTTCTTAGGTGGTTCGGGCATGTCGCAGATAGCCACACGATGCCCAGCACGGATAATCTTCGGCAGATAGGTGTCGAGAGCGTGATAAGGGAATCCAGCCATGTAGCCCTCACCTTTAGGGCTGTCCGTCCGCTTGGTGAGCGTGATTCCCAACGCTTTGCTAACAGTCTTTGCGTCGTCCTCGTAGGTCTCGTAGAAATCTCCACAGCGAAAGAGAAGCACCGCATCGGGGTGCTTCTGCTTTAGGTCGTGGAACTGACGCAATATAGGAGTTAATTCTTGCTTTGCCATAGTGATTACGAATTATGAATTGATACCAAGCCCGAACACTTCATTCAGCGTCTGCACAAACGCCAGGTTCTGCGGCAGGATGTTCGGCATATCCGTCCGAGCCACCTTGTAGATAGTCGTAGCACCCTGATAGATGTCATAGACCGTCATCGGTCGGCCCTGCAAGGCGCGTTCTGTTTGAACGATGCACTGGTCGAGTCGGTTCAGCTGACTTGCATCCATCGGATAGATAGCGTAATTGCCCGTCACCTGAGAGCGAATAGCAGCGTCACGGCTGTTGTACTTTGCATACAAGTAGCGCAGATAACCCATCAGCATCAGCACATGCTCGTCCTTCAACTTATACTGCTGCATCCGTCGAAGCGCCTCCATATCGTCCGTGAAGCGATAGCCCTGCAACATCAGATAGACCATTTGCAGGAACTCCTGCGGGTCCACCTGCTTGCGCCCTCCGTAACTGCTCACGAGGTGCGAGGCACCGAGGATTGTCTGGTTACGGCAGGCGTGGCAGTGCGCACCGATAGCCACCTGCAAGCCCTGCTGGTTCGTAGCCACCACGATGTTCGCCACATGGGTGTCGGTGTGCAGATTCGACAGTTCGATATTACAGAACACGCGGTTGAACGTCGCCGCCTTGAACGGAATGTTGTCCGTTCCCGTCGCCTTCTGATAGGCATCCTTCAGCACGCGGTTGATAGCGATGCCGTTGCCCTGCGCCTTGTTCACGTTGTCGGCCACGAATAGGTCGGTGATACGGCACTGTCCGTGCAGCTCGTGCGCCATCTGCGCCACGTTCGTGATGAGCGTATCGGCGTTCATGCCGTTGATGATGTTGCCGTTGCGGTCCTCGATGTCCGAGCCTGCCCGCAGTTGTTCCAGGGTGATACCCCTCGACTTGCCCTCTTTGATAGGGGCAAACCATTCCGTGTTGTCCGAGATAGGTGCAATCAGCGCATTCTCGTCCGCACGACTCAGCAGCAAGTCCTCCAGCGGAATGTCGATAGGCTCGTAGGGCTTGTAGGTTGCTGCACTCAGATTGTTTCTCCTTGCCACGTTACGCCGTGGCATAGCGATAGCGGTTGTTGCCATAATGATTTTGAGTTTTGAATGAATTATGAATTTATGAATTGGAAAAGCCCGTCATGCCGATAGCACAGCCGTCCCCTACCCTATTCGTGATAGAAGTCGTAGAGTTTCGTGCGCCATCCGTCCTTACCGGTCTTGCACGACACGTCGCACAGGTCATCGCGGCGGAAGCGTGGTTGCGGTAGTCCGAGACCGCAGTTGAGCGTAAACACAGGTGCCAGCACCGTTCCGCCTTTTTTACTAAGATAGGTAGTGAAGGCGCGTCCGTGGGTCTCGTCCGCGTCCTGATGCCAACGGCGCGAGTCGCTTGAGAACCAGATATGGTCTGGCTTTTGCAAATGTCCCTCGTCATCCTCGTAATAGAGACTCTCATCCAGCAGGATTTCCATGCCGTGATACTTCTCGTAGGGTGTAGCCGGTACAGGGTCATACTTCGGTTTGTTAAACTCCTCCACAGCCCATGCTTCCAGCCGCTTGCAATAGTCTTCGATTTCCTCCTTCGTCATACAGGCTGCATCCTTGATGTCGTCGGGCAGCTTGCTGTAGAAGTCGCGCAGCGCACGCACCTGTCCCGGTATGCTCCCTGCCCACAGATAGCGAGGATGACCCTCGCGGCAGTCCATGCCCTCCGAGAAGAATCCTTCGCAGTCGCTCTTCAGCCGCGCCAGCATCATCAGCTCGAACTCGTAACGCTTACACAATTTATCGTGTTCCGTAGGCGGGTTAGTGAGGATGATGATGCCCGTCAGCGTAAAGTCAGGTTCGCCATCGGGGTCATCGCTCGGACATAGAATGTCCACGGAGTTTATCTTTCCGCTCTCCACGGCGGAAAAGTGGTCCACATAGTAGCGGCCTTTTTCGTCCTGATAGAGATTACCATCCATCCAGTGCTCTCCCACCCTCGTAAGGGTTAATGTTCCATTTATTTGTGCCATAGTCGTATCTATTTTTTTTGAAATTCGTGATAATTCGTGTTTACCCCCACTTGCAGCCCTCCGCGTCCGTCTGTTCCCAGGCGATAGCGTAGGCCACAGCGTCAGTCAGTCGTTTCATCGTGGCTTTCCACTCAGTGAACGTGTCTCGCAGTTCGTAGTACTCGATGTGGATATAGTCCTCGATGGCAGCGTTATAGTCGATGCACTGCAGCGTCTTGAATAACTGGGCATAGTTTACCACCTTGCCCATCCCGTAGAGCGCATCCAGTTGTTCCTTCGTCACGGGTTCGCACACCTCGCCGCCATAGCGCAGCCGATGCGCCTCGTTGTTGAAGAAGATGCACCGCTGTACGAATAGGCGCACGGCCTCGCTCAGGCGATCGTACTCATAGAGGTGGTTAGGGTTGTGGAAGGGTAGGCCCATAGCCGTGCCCATGTCGATAGTGTGTCTCCTCTCCGTGCGGATAGAAGGCGATTGCAGGGTCTTCAGCACACTACCCATGCTGACGTCCCGTAAAATCATTACGCTCATAACATTTGAATTTTTGATGGTTAGGTCAAAATGCCCCGATTTGTCACACACATTTAACAATTTTTTATGCGGCATCCTCCCAGCGTTCCACACCCTCGCAATAGTCGGCAAAGGCTTCGGGCGTGTCCGCGTCGTCGTCCCAGCCGATAGATTCGCCGTAGCCCTCGCAGAAGGAATAGACTTGGTTGGGGTCGATACCGAATTTGTTGTCATAGTCTCTCAGAAAGCATGAGCCGAGCACCACCTGCCCACGCAGGGCGCACAGCTCGTCGTGCGTCAGGTCCCAGATAGTGTTATACGGCTCGCAGTCCTCGCAATATACGCCGTACTCCTCTCCATCCTCGTTTCGTACATCCACATAAGCACGCCACGCATCGGGCTTGCAGAATCGCCCGTGTTTGTCCCGTGGTCGGCTCAGGATAGTCACCACGTTGTTTGTCGTGCTGATAGGGTTGCCCCACATATTGTAGTGGGTCTCGACGTGGCGCACCTTCGCGCCGCGCCGGAATGATAGTACGTTTGCCATAGTTCATGCTGCATTTTCGCCGAACCATTTGCGGCTGAAGTCCGCATAGTCGGCACAGTTAAACACAATACCCATACACTTACGTCCCTCGGCGGCAATCTGCTCGCGCTTCCGCAGGAACTCCTCCTCCGTCATAGGGTCAAACGGAGTAATAACATAGTAGGTCGTCATCGTTCAGTTCTCCTGACAAAAATCGTTGATGCTCGGCTCGTCCCATCCGAAGTATTGTTTTCCCACATGGGGCCGGATAGCCACCAGTTGCTCAGGGGTGCAGGTCGTGAAGTTGCGCGAGGGCGCATCCAGTTCGTTGCCCTCATAGACGTGCAGCACCTTGAAGGTGCGCTTCTTGCCATAGTTCCCCTTGTAGTCGTAGTCCCACGTCCAATAGAAGCCGCACACGCGGTTCTCACGCTTGCGTTGTTCCTCCAGGTCGCGGCGCATTTGCTCGTCGGCGTACTGCTGCAAGATAGCGGCATAGTTGTCGCTGAGGATCTGGGCTTCCTCCTCCGATAGGAAGAACGTCCTGCCCATCGTCTTGCCGTTGCCGCCCCGATAGAAGCCTGAGTGGTGCCATTCAGGTTCGTGCCCATAGTGGGTGAGGTATAGGCACTTCACGTCCTTTGCCAGCACCTTCGTCCCGACACGCTTGGTGATATACTTGGCTGCTTCTCCAGCCGTCATTTTTACTTGTGAGGCGGCATAGTGCCGTTCGCTCACACACTTATGCTTCATTAGTGTCATAGTCAGTCCTCCAAAGTTTAAGCCAGCATCCCGTCAAAGGGGTCCCATGTATATTGCACGGAATAGACGTGCCCGAGGTCACCCTGCTTGCGCATGTCGGCCAGGGCCTGACGTGCGGCTGCACTTGTCTGTGATACACTTGCCCCTGCGATAGCGGCCATAGCGATGATAGTTGCACGCTTCTTGGCGGTGCTTGCCATGTTCTTTTTAGTTGCCATAATTTTGAATTTTGAATTTTTTGAGTTTTTTTGAATGATTTTAGCGGAGCGGCCCCACAGATAGAGCCGCCCCACACGGATAGATTATGCTGCGTCCTGATAGTGCGCAGTTCTCCCCATTACGGGGGAGTCAGAGTTTTCGTTGCGTTCCGATTCGCGCTCTACGCGGCGAAAAAGAACGCACGACACACAAAGCATTGGCAGGGCATAGATTGCCTGCACGGGATTCACCTCTACTCCTGTAAGCAGGGCGAGAGCCGCCACGAAAAGGATAGTGGCGACAAGGATAGTTCTTGTTGTTTTTGTTGTTTTCATTTTACGTCAAGAATGCTGAATTGATAAATTTTCGGAGCGCATCGGCTCGCATAGGCGGTTCTATCTTTCGCCTGTGCTCATAGTCACGGGCGAAGGCATACAGAATTTTTTTTACGTCGCTCTCCTGATAGGTGCGACTTTCCCGCTCCTGCACCTGGGCAGGGCGGAACGGAATGATTTTACACGTGGTTTGCTCCATAGGCAGATAGATTAAGTTTCGTCCTCGATTCTGAATAGGATAGTGCACTGCTCCTCTGGGTCAGGCCCGAAGAGCGTGTGGTCTGCTGCATTAGTCATGTACTCGAACGCTTCGTCGCTGATGTGCGCAGCGTTCACATACACATACCGCCCCGGCACAAACTCGCCCATAGGCTCGTCACCGAACATTTCCATGAACGGATAGTCCTTGCCCATCGGCACCATGCCCCAGGCATTAGCCTCGATACCGCAGCGGTCCAAAGCATCAAGAATCCAAAGTGCGGTCATAGTTTTGTCTCCTTTCTTTTATAGTTAAAACATTTTTCTTGATTTACACGTTACGCTGATATAGGGGTTTGAGGTCTGCACCGAGCGCACGTATGTACCCACCGTGCCCGACTCCTCCTTGGAATAGCGGTTCTTGTACTTCCCTTTGTTGGGTCTGCGCTGCTGGCACTGTCCGAACACTTTTTCCTCGGCACGCAGTGCCTCCATGCGCTTCAGATAGGCCGCATTTTTACGGCGCAATAGTTCGCTTTCCACGGCCTTGCGTGTAAGCGTGGTGGGAATGTTGCTACAAAGTTCACTGAGTGTTGCCATTGTCTTACTTCTTTTTTGGGGGTTAATAGTTCCGTGTGCCGGTACGACCCAATACGCCCAATAGATAGGCAGTATCTTTGTTTGCATCCTGCATAATCCCTTCCTCTCGGCACGATTCCGCCAAGCTGTCTTAACGATTTTCATACAGGAGCACACGGATAAATGATTTATAGTCACTCCTCCTCCCTGGTAGTGCGCGTTACCGCACATTTCGTCCGTCCATGACGGCCCAGGTAGTCCGTCCGTTTGTCGTATTTCTCCAGGCTGCATATAGTTTTAGCCGCCCGACTCCGTTTGCCAATATGTTGCAGGTAGGTGTGTGCTTACCAGTGCGCACAATGCACCCGCAGCCGTGCCAATAGGCTGCATTTTTTGCAGGTTCCGCGCATGGGTATTTTGCCCAATAGCTTCACCAGACTTTTACGAAAATCGGGATAGACCGTTTCAGGGCATTTCACCCAAATCCGTCCACGATTTTTTCGCGTTTAGAGAGTTTTGGCCTCGCGTCACGTACACATACAATTCGAGCGTACCACGGCCACGGCCTTCATGGTCTCGGCCTCGGTGTGCCTCCACTGGTGGCCAGTGGTGGCCTTCACGGTGTCGGTGTGCCTCGGTGGCCTTCTCCTTTGCCTTCTTTGTGTCATGGTCTCCACGGCCTCGGTGTGCCTCCTATTTTGAAGGCCACGGCCTCGGTGGTGGCGGTCATGGTACAAAGTTTTTCCACCTCTACGGCCTTCACTGGTGGCGGTGTCGGTGGTGGCCTCGGTGTGGAACTGGTGGCGGTGTCGGTGTGCCTCGGCCAGTTCCTCGGCCTTTGTATGGTGTGCGGTTTCCACGGTGTCGGTACTTTTGAGTTCCTCCAGTACCTCGGCCAGTGGTGGCCTTCCTCGGTGGCGGTGTGCCTCCTCGGTGGTGTGGCGGTCATGGCCTCGGTGTGTAGCCGTATTTCACGGCCTCGGTGTCATGGTCTCCACGGTGGCGGTGGTCATGGTGTCGGTGGCTGGTGTGCAGCACCTCGGCCAGTTCCACGGCCTTCACCTTATCCAGTGCCTCCACGGTGGCGGTGTGCCTCGGTGGTGGCGGTCATGGTGTCGGTGGTGTCGGTGTGCCTTCTCCATGTTTCGCACATGGTTCCCACGGTGGCCGTGGTGTCTTAACTACATAGACCAAGAAGGCGGAAAGGAAGAAGGCCACGGCCACGGTGGCGGTGTGGCCTCCTTCATGGTGGCGGTGTTATGCCACGGCCACGGTGTCGGTGGTGGCGGTCATGGTCTCGGTGGTGGCCTTCTTCTCGGTGGCCTTCTTCAGGGCCTCGGTGGTTTTAGCTGCCTTTATTCCACGGCCTCGGCCAGTAGTGGCCTTCTTTCTGGTGGCGGTGGTGGTGGCCTTCTTAACATCCTTTACGGTCTCAACGGTTGCGGCCTTTTCCTCCTTCACCTCGGCCAGTGCCTCCACGGCCTCGGCCTTCAGTTCCTCCACGGTCTCGGCCACGGCCTTCACGTTTTCGGTGGCGGTCTCCACGCCCTCGGTGGCCTTCACAAGTTCCGCCACGGTGGCGGTGCTGGTGGCCTTCTCGGCCTCGGCCTTCACCTCCTCGGCCTTCTTCTTCTCAGCCTTTGCCTTCTCCTTCAGTGCCTCGGCCTCGGCCACGGCCTTCATGGCCTCCACGGCCTTTTCAAGTTTGTGACGGTGTGCCTCTAAGGTGGCGGTGTCGGTTACTTTCTTGTTAAGTGTGTCATTAATTATAATATACTGGTGAAGTGCCTCAAGTGTCCACTTTTCCACGGCCTTCACACCTCGGCCAGTGCCTACCTTCACACCTTCAGCCGTGGGAACGAGAAGAAATACGTGGCACTGGTGGAAAATCGTGGCTGGTGTCATGGTGGCCACATTTACGGCCACGTCTGCGGTGTCGTAAATACTCTGCCACATCGCGGCCTCCTCCTTCATGGTGGCCAATGCCTTCGAGATAGTGTACACCTTTGCCGTCTGGGCCTTCACCTTCTCGGCCACGGCCTTCGTGGTCTTATTTAGGGTAACCTTCACGGTGTCGTATATGGTGGCCTTTTCGGTCTCCACGTTGAACAGTGCCACGGCCTCGGCCTCCTTCTCGGTGGCCGTTCCTTCTTCTTGGTGACGTTGAGCCACGGCCACGGTGGCCAGTTTTTCGGTGCTGGTGGCCTCGGTGGCGGTGTCGGTGGCCTCCTTCGCCTTCTTCTTCGCCACGGCCTTCTTCTCGGTGGCCACGGCCTTCATGGCCTCCAGTTCCTCGGTGGTCATGGTGGCCAGTGCCTCGGCCATTGTCATTTCACCGCTGGCCACGGCCTTCATGGTCTCGGTGGCCTTTGCCTTCAGGGCCTCGGCCTTTGCCTTTGCATCGGCCTCCTTCTTCACGGCCTCGGTGTACATGGTGGCCAGTTCCTCGGCCAGTGAGTGCCAGAAAGTGGCGGTGTACCTTTTGCACGCCTTTGTTTTTTTGGTGGCGGTGCTGCTGGCCTCGGCCTCCAGTGCCTCGGCCTCGGCCTCCTTCTCCTTCTTCTCGGCCTTCTCCAGTTCCTTTTTTGCCTTCTCGGAGGTGGTGGCCTTCTCTATTATGGTGGCCTTCTTCTCGGCCATTTGTTCGGCCAGTTTCGCCACGGCCTCGGTGGCGGTCATGGCCTCCACCTTTGCCAGTTCCTCGGCCACGGCCTCGATGGTGGTGGTGTCAATACTGGCCACGGTCTCCATGGTGGAGGTGGTGGCGGTCATGGTCTCGGTGGTGGCCAGTGTCTCGGCCTCCTTCTTTGCGCCAAAAATGGCAGAAAACATTTTGTTAAACATAACTTTTTAATTTTGAATGAGTTATTAAATAAATTTATCTTTGTGGCCTCGTTTTTTTGGGGTTCACGGCACAAAGTTATATGTTTTTTCGCAAACTGAAAAATATTTTGCTAATTATTTTATGTTTTTTCGCAAATTTTTTTATTTTGGCTATTTATACCTTATTATATATATGGTAGTGGGCACGGTGGCCGTGGAGGTGTGCAGCACCTCGGCCAGTTCCACGGCCTCCACCTCCTTCATGGTGGCGGTGGCGGTCATGGTGTCGGTGTGGCGGTGGCGGTCATGGTCTCGGCCTCCTTCTCCTTCATGGTGGCCGTGGAGGTGTGCAGCACCTCGGCCAGTGCCTCCACGGTGGCGGTGGCATATTTGCGCCAGTGGAGGCCGTGGCGCACCCACCCGACCGCCGGAG